TAAATATAAAAGAAAGGAAATGCATCCATATACCATTGCGAAGACAATGAAGAATGGGTGGAGATGGATTACACCAACATGGTCTAGAATAGGAACTGGATATGTATTCAGTTCCAAGCACATCTCTGTAGAACAAGCTATTGAAGAATTCCAACAAGATATTGGTGATGATACTATTATACCAAATGTTGTTGATTTCCACCCAAAATATAGCATTAAATCATTTAATAAAAACTATGTAACTCTAGGTATGTGTAATGGGTTCTTAGAACCTCTAGATGCTCCTGGATTGTCTATTTCTTGTTCTCTATCAATTATGTTGGATACGATGTTTGATGGTGGTCAATACTACCATAGCATTGTAAATAAAACCTATGACTATGATCTTGATTATTTGAATAGTTTTGCTCAACATTTTTATCGAGGTTGGGCTGCTTTCATTTTAACTCAATATAAAACTTGTCATAGATCTGATACACAATTTTGGGTAGATCACAAAAATGTAAAATTTGATTACCTTGAAGAACTATTGGATGATTTAAATACTGATACAAATTATAGTCGTGGAATTGTTCCCATGATGGAACAATTTGATTGTAATGATAGTTTTTCTGATATGTTAGAAGCATTTAAAATAAATTTAATAACAATGCTTCAAAATACAATTGCCTCAAGAGACATACAATGGAAAACAAATACACCAGTAGTTCCATCACAATATGATGATCCATGGTATAATAGTGTGGATCACTACGATTTTTTAGAAAACATTCGTAATTTTAATGGAGATTTAACATGGCACTAGGCAAACAGGTAGAAGAATCAATGAAAGAAGCAGAAGCTAATCTTCGCAACGCTTTAGCATTTGCTGCTAGAACAGAACGTCCAATGGTAGTTTCTGTCATTGCTGATTTGATTAGTCGTATTGAATCGGTGATGTCCACTGATTCATTGTTGGATAAACTTGAAAACCGTAAACCAGGAGATTCTGGTTTCCTTGGCAATTTCTTTCACAAAGATGACTGAACTTAAGAAAATACTGCAAGACTGGTGGAACTCTGATAGTTTTAAAGAAATGCAAAAAATGCATGAAGAAGATCTGCAACGAGCAGTAGGAAAATACCATATGTTGTCTGAAAATGACAAGATTGACATGGTAAATGCAATCTGTCATATTATGTGTCAGGCAGAACGACGAGGAACCAGTCATCGTGGGCTAATGAATGAACTTGGCATTTATCCATCTGGATTCTGGATTGATGATCTTATGACAGTTCACAATGCTTTGTGGATGGAATTCCAAAGTGAAGAAGTAAAGAACTATAAAGCTGAAACCTTAAGGAAAGATGTGGATCTCTTGCAATCCCTAGATAGTAATGTAAAGTTAGGAAGTCCTAACACGGAGGTCTCACATGACTCTAACGAATGAAGAATGGAATGAAATGATCACACTTAAAAATGCGATCAACGATTATCCTGCCAGTGTACATCCTGATAAGATGGAACGGTTCACTGAACTCTTCGTTAGAAGCCTAGAAGGAAAATCTGATGTACGGGTTGACAGTCCTCGTTAGATGTGCTACCATCACTCTGTTCTTTACTTAAGACATGCACGAATCCACCCTCGATCTTTTCTGCCATCACGAAGCCGAACGATGTGCTATGATGCTGGAGCAAGCCGCAGCTGAGGCTGAGGTCACTGTTGACTATTACATGGAGGAATTTCTTCTCGATGACGCCTGACACTCTTAATTTCAACGGAGATGCTACTACCATCATTGGTTTTGTTGGTGTTGTTTCGACGTTCATTATTCTTGTTACCGTTTTTCGTTCTTACTTTAACTCTCCTTATCGCAAATGAAGTACCTGTACATTATTAACTATTGGGTTCCGTTCCCTGCTTCTGAATACGGTGGTGTAGTTTCTGTTGTTGCAGAAGATGATCAAGAATGTTATAACCTAGTTGTAGAGTACGATAATGAATATTATCCTGAACATTACCCACAAGCTATGGAGAATATTCAAAAGGCTCAAAAGTTTCTCCTTGCAGAAGAACAAGAAAGCCGTGTTGTTGACTCCTTTACAACCTAGTATGAAAGATGATCTAGTTGACATGACTGACTACGTTACCAACTGCCTCAAATGGGCACAGGAACGTATGGTTGATCTTATGATGGATGAACGTGCAGAAGATGCTATTGCATTGGGTGCAGAGTTCTTGGCATGGGCTGATGAATCTGAGGACACTATCTACTGTTCTCCAGATTTCTCCAGCTACTATGACACTTGAAAAACTGTCACAAGGGGGGATGGCAGGCTGCTGGCTACCCCTTATATTGATCTCATGAGGCACAGAGCCTCACCACTTCGCTTTTCCAACCATGGGCACTCGCTCTCGCATCGGCATCGAACTTCCTGATCACAGCGTTGTTTCCGTCTACTGCCACTGGGATGGTTATCCCGAGTTCAACGGCAAAAAATTGGTTCAACACTACCAGAACCGTGAAGATGTGCAAGAATTGATTGATGGCGGTAGTATGTCATCTCTTCGCACTCGTACTTCATGGAGCAGTGGTGCTTGTCTTCGTGATGAAGCTGGTGAGCTTATCACTGATGATGAAGGTTTTATCATGTCCGAAAATGATCGTGATCCTCAACCGCAGTATTATAGTGAGCGTGGTGAAGATGAATCTCCTGTTCACACGACTTTTGATCAATTTGTCTCTGACAACTGTGGTGAGGAATATGCTTACATGTATGATCTGAATGGTAACTGGAAAGCATTCAAGCTTGCTGGCTACGACAATAAGATTGTTGAACGGGTTGACATCCCTGGCTATGTGACTGTATAATGTCACAAGGAACGGCAGCGCCTCAAAGACTCCATTTGTTGTTTTACATTCGTTGTTTTTTACCATGCGTACCTTTAACTTCACTGGTTCTTCTGCTATCGTTGACAACGGTATCACTGTGACCAACAACCGTGCTAACATTGTCTTCAAGGGCAATCGTGAGTATGTCTACGAAATCACCGATCCTGCCTCCTTCATGGTGCAGCTGGAAGGTGAAATCGCTGACCAAAATGGTTCTGTTGGTCGTTTTGTTAACACCGCTCTGAAAAACGAACTGCTGAAGCCCATTACTGTGTGATTTGATTGGGGGGATTATTCCCCCCTTCTTATACCTTTGCCGTAAGTTCCATGAACGCCAAACAAATCAAAGCGGAAATGTCCCGCATTCAAACTCTCCTAAAGCACAATCTTTCTCTTGAAGAACGTGAAATGCTTGAGGAAGATTATGAAGATCTCCGTCAAGAACTTATCGAAGTTACCTGCTATTGAAAATGACTCACTTCACTGATCGTCCTAACATCGAAGAAATGACTGAAATGATGTACCGTGATGAACTTGAAGAACTGCTGGAATCTGACGATTCACAGTGGGATCTGAACATGGATGATGAATCAAATGATTTTGAATCATATCTTGGGTCAACCTACGACTACTGATGTGACACTTATATAACTGTCCACTGACCCCTAGGCAGCTTGTTTAGGGGTCTTATAGTATCTTCAGTTGATTCCCAACCAACCATGCAAAACACCACCCTCACAGCTGAAAAGATCGCAGATTACGCTGTAATGCTGTGTGACGCACTGTACATGAACCTGAAAGATTATCAGATTCGTGCTCACCAGTGTTCGATTCAAAATGAGATCAACATGGATTATCATCAACAAAAGATTGATGAAATCAAGAACCATGGTGTTGATGTGGAGTATTATATTGTGAGTGGTAAAAAGTATTTTAAGATTGTGATGCGTGATTCTGGCGGTCAGAAGTCGGCTCATGCTTTTGTGGACAAGACCACTGGAGAGGTCTACAAGCCCGCCAGCTGGCGAGCACCTGCCAAGCATGTACGCTACAACCTGCTCAACCAGAAGCAGCGTGAATGGCTGTATGAGAACGCTGACTGGTCTGGAGGCTATCTTTACATGTAAGCTTGACAGGGGGCTTCCAGCCCCCTATAATGACGTTGTTCACCACTGAACCAACCATGATTGCCGACACCACCACCGATGCCCAGCTGCGCCACACAATCATCAAAAGTGTGGAACAGATGGATCTTCGTCTGTTGCAACGCATTGCTTATGAATGTCGTTGTGAAGAAATGGGCATTCGCCCTGATGGTTGGAAACTCTATCCTGAAGAATGATGAACATCGTTGATCTGTCCATGCTTGCCACCTTTTTACTTTTGGTTGGTGGTATTGTATTCTTCTTCAAAGCAATTTACCGCTGAATCATGAAACCTTATCCTCTTGGTTACGACAATCCCTACATCATTCGTGGCATTGTAGGCACATCACGTTGGGGATTGTATGATCGGCAATCTTATCAAAAGATCGCTGAATTTCCTAATCAATTTCTTGCCTATGATGCTCGTCGTGCTATTTTGAAAACACAGGGTTACAACGCATGAAAACTTACCACTGGTTCTTTCTTGTGATTGCCATTCTGATGTGGAATGGCATGTTGATCAAACGTGATCAAGAAATGTTCAAGGCATATGATAAAGTCTGTGCCGAACTTCCCGCACCTCATCCTGATTGCCGTTACGCCAAATGACAATTTCTCCTGAAAAACAAAAACAACTTGAAGAAACCGCAGTAATGATCGGTCAGATTTTGGGTAAGTTGATCGGCGGCATTGTTGCAAATGCGATCATTGCTGGTATCATCTATGCAATTCTTGCACTGATGATCGGTCTTTCTGTCACCTATCTGCAAGTGTTTGGTGCAATTCTTCTTCTTGATCTTATCAAAGGATTTATCAAAAAATGAAAAAGTTTCTGATTCTTGCATCTATTCTGCTAACCACACCTGCGTTTGCAACACCAGAAAAACAAAAAGATTATCGTCCGTTTCGATATGAAACCCCATGTATGTTGGAACAAGGTCTAGCAACTTATCCCGATGTTTGTGTGGTGATTGAAACTCGTGAATCTGGTGGTGCTCTTCGCACTCGTAACATTTACTCCAATAAACATGGATTGACCATCAAAGGTCGCTTTGATAAAGAAAAAGGATACATGACCTGGGATAGTCACAATAAGTTTGAATATAAATGGGAATATAAGGTTGGTGGTACTGCCGACCCTGGTGCATGGACTTATGTAATGCCTGGTTTTTTACTTCAAAACGTTTCTTGGGACTAATATGACACACCGCAATTATACTGACAAATCAAAAAATGAATGGACTTGGGAAGAAACCCCAGAGACTATTCAAGCTCTTAAAGAATTGCACGAGACAGTAAAACGTGTAAATAACAATAAGTTTGCTGGAAATTATGAAGGGCCATTGTATGCTCCTCATCCAGACTTACAAAAAGAACCACCTGGAGATCCGTCATTTTAATAGCCATGGATTTAATTAAATTTAAACATCGTTATGATTTTGGTCACGATTATTATATCCAATTTTTAAATACTGGAAAGCATTTCCCAAAATTTCTTAAGAACAGATCATTACTTCAAGTATCTGTAAGTTGGAATGATGAACCATCTTATCCTTATCTTCAGATTACTTCTGGTAGTGGAACTGCCCTAGGTATTCTGTTCTGGGCATATAAGTTTGGGTTTGATATTGATGTTTTCTCTCGCACTTGGAATTGGGATTATCTGAGTGATGATGAATTAAATCGAGGAAAAGACACAATGGAAGATTATTTCAAAATGGATGAGTGCTGATGCTTAGCACACCAATTAGAGGAACAGCAAAAATAAAAACCACTTTGAATTGGTGGGAATACTGGATCGGTCATTGTTGGATGACAGGATGGCAAACTATCCGCCACAACTTTCGTATTTGGGCAGATCTTATGGGATCAAACTATGAGAATTATGCTCTACCTAGAACTGTAGAAGATCCCGAACAAGAATGTCTTGAATGGTTTTGGGTTGGACTGAATGATGATGATGTTTATCCCAAAGAGTTTCTTGAATATCTGATGCAAATGGTAGAGGATGTAGAACTTGGTAAAGTAGAAACATATTCTATAGATGAAATGATGGATAGATTGAAGGACAGTTTGCAAACTGACCATTCTGAGGATGATTGCGGTTCTGAAGATGTATAATAACCTTATTGAAACAGACTTATGACTCTCAAAGAAAAAAAGGCACTTCTCAAGAAACTTGAGACAGCATACAATACATGCTTTGATTGTGGTCAAAAGTATGGTGTGTATTCTGTAGGTTGTTCATCAGTGTATGAATCAAAGTGTGGTGTATGTGGTGAGATCAAACCTATCACAGAGACCCGAGACTTTGCTTACTTTATTACTGGTATTCGCAAACTGAAACTGGAAATTCAAAATGAGAAAAGTAACAGTAAAACCCAAAAGCAGCAAATCCAAGAATAGATTAGCAAACATTATGGACAATAACCCTGTCTGTATTGTAGAGCAGGACACTGGTGGTGAGTTATTCTTAGCATCAGAAAATCGCAAATACTTTTTCTGGGTTAGCACGAGAACTGGAACTAATCGTTTCGGTGACAAATCTGACGCACATTGGGAGGTACTATGAAACCTAAAATCTATCATATACTCAATCTTGCTATTGAGGAAGGTGTTAGACAGGGATGGCATCGTGCCCATAAACATGTAGAAAACCCTTCCGAACAAAATATCAAGGAAGCCATTGAGGATGCTGTAATGTCAGCAATTCATGAATACTTTACATTTGATGAGTCGGAGTATTACTCATGAGATTTAGAAACATAGAGTTCCGTTGGAGCAAAGTCAACAACAAATATGAACTCGTCAAGTGGTATACTCACGACTCTGGTGATAGTTGCTATGTCGTTGCTTTCTTCAATAAAAGCACAGAAGGATATGATATGGAAACTGTGGGTGATCGGTTCTTTGAGGATAAAGATGCTTGGGTTGTGGGTAAGTATGGTTTGGAGTTTCTAAATGCTATCTTTCAGATTGAACAACAAGAAGAGGAACTGAAATGACTGACGAACAACTACTCAATTCACTACAAGGAACTATGGCAACGATTGACCCTTATTCAGTTAAAAAAGAAGCAATTGATGAGTAT